TCATTGACAGAATATTCCGATTCTGTGGATCTCAATTCATTTGGTGGAAGATTTAAATATAGTAAGGTTCTTCAAATAATTGACAATACTGATATTGCTATAACTTCTAATATCACTAAGGTTAGAATTAGAAGAGATTTGAAAGCGCAGATAAACCAGTTTGCACAATATGAACTATGCTTTGGAAATAAATTTCATATCAATAGTGGCGGTTTTAATATTAAAAGCACTGGATTTAAAATTTCTGCAGATTCGGATACCGTATATCTAACAGATGTACCTAATAGCGATGGAAAAACTGGAATACTATCAATAGTAAAACCTTTAAGCGATGGAACTACAAGAATAGTTGCAAAATCTTCCGGAACAGTTGATTATGTGAAAGGTGAAATTAAATTGGGAACCATAAACATTATTTCAACATCTAAAGAAAATGATATTATCGAAATACAGGCATTCCCAGAATCTAATGATGTTCTTGGACTAAAAGATTTATATTTAAATTTTAGTATTTCAAAAAGCACAATAAATATGGTAAGAGATGTAGTTGCCTCCGGTGATGAAATATCAGGTACATTATTTGCCAGAGACTATTATACATCAAGTTATTCAAACGGGAATTTAATAAGAGCATAATATGATACAGACTGGGTTCGAATCTAGAGTTAAGGTTCAGCAAGTTATTGAAAATCAACTTCCAAACTTTATTTTGGATGAAAGTCCAAATACGGCAGAATTTTTAAAGCAATATTATATTTCTCAAGAATATCAAGGTGGTGTAGTTGATATTGCAGAAAATTTAGATCAATATTTGAAATTAGATAATCTAACTCCAGAAGTTGTAGTTGATAGTACGATACTTACAATAGGAATCACAACAACATCAAATATTATTACAGTAAGTAGTACTAAAGGTTTTCCTCAAACTTATGGTTTATTGAAGATTGATGATGAAATTATTACATATACCGGAATAACCACAAATACATTTACAGGATGTGTTCGTGGGTTTAGTGGCATTACTAATTATCATTCAAATTCAAATCAAGAAGAATTAGTATTTTCAGAATCGATATCTACATTTCATAGTGCTGGATCATCCGTACAAAATCTAAGTTCTTTATTCTTAAAAGAGTTTTATAAAAAAATAAAATACACTTTTACTCCAGGTCTGGAAGAAGTTGATTTTGTATCAAATTTAAATGTTGGTAATTTTATAAAGGAAGCAAGATCATTTTATCAGGCAAAGGGGACTGACGAATCATTTAGAATTTTATTTAATATTTTATATGGAGTAACTCCTCTGGTAGTAAATTTAGAGGAATTTTTAATTAAACCATCTTCGGCAGAATTTATAAGAAGAGAAATTGTAATTGCAGAAAGAATTTCTGGAGATCCTTCTAAATTGGTAGGTCAAACAATTCAGAAATTTAATGATGAGAGCACTAGTGCCTCAATTTCTGAAGTAGAACTATTTACCAGAAATAATATACAATATTTTAAGATTTCACTTTTTGTTGGATATGAAAATTTTTCCGCTGTTCTTGGAAATTTTACAATTACTCCAAATACAAAAAGTCTAAAAAATGTTGCCATCGGGTCGTCAGTAATTTCAGTAGACTCTACAATAGGATTTGCTGGAATTGGAACCATCATATCTGGAATTAATACTATCACTTATACAAGTAAGAGTATTAATCAGTTTTTTGGATGTACTGGAATTACATCTTCAATTTTATCATCTGCCGATATAAGATCTGATGAAATTTATTTTGGATATGAAAATGGAGATTTGGATAAAAAAGTTGAGTTAAGACTTACGGGAGTATTATCTAAATTTGTTCAAGTATCAGATACTTTAAATTTGGATGAAGGGCAAAAAATATCAGTTAAAAATATTGGGGATTTGATTCAAAATCCGCAGCAGAATAAGACATATAAAGAAATATTTGCAAATTCGTGGATATACAATACTGGATCTAGATATGAAATAGAAAATATCAGTAATTTTACTTTAAAAAGTTCAATTGACAGATCTAGTTTAAAAATTGGAGATGAAGTAGAAATTTTAGAAAAAAATAGTAATGTTGTAGTTTCATCTTCTGGTGCATATATTTCGGATATTATATCTTCACAAAATAGAGTTATTATAGATAATTTAAACTTCACGGCAGAAAATGGAGTGAAGTATGATTTAAGAAGAAAAATTAATACCGCAAACAGTACAGTAGTTCCAATAGAATTTGGAAATAATGTTATCTTGTCAGATATTCAAAATTTATATACTGATGATGAGTATGCCTATGTAGCGTCTAACTCATTACCTTCGGGTAGAGATGGTTATAATGGAAATTTTACATACAAAATAACAAAAGATATTAAATCATCCGTTGGAACAGGAACTGCTGATGTAATAGATAACAACTACACAAGTATAGTATTTCAAAATCCAGTTCCATTTATCACTGGCGATAGAATTTACTATCAACCATCAGGAACACCTATTGTTGGATTAGATACTGGAGATTATTATGTACAAGTTCTAGATCCATCTAATAAAATAAGATTATATTCATCATTATCATTTGTTGGAACTGATAGTTTCTTAACATTTTCAGATTCAAATTTTGCCAATCAAACTCATAGATTTACATTATATTCTCAGAAATCTGGTATAATTGGTGCTCAAAAATTACTCAAAAAATTTCCATTATCTGAAAGTATCGATACTGGAACTGGAGAATTAACAATTCCAGGTTCAGTCGGAATGTTAATTAATGGTGTTGAAGTTAATAGTTATAAATCTAATGATAAAGTATACTATGGTCCTTTAAAATCTATTAGTGTATTAAATGGTGGAATCGACTATGATGTTATTAATCTCCCATTAATATCCGTTTCTTCTGGAATTGGATCTACAGCATTAGTTAGACCAGTAGTTGGTGGGTCAATTAAAAAAGTTTACATCGATTCTCAAGACTATGATATCAATACAATTGTATCTATTGGTGTAACTGGTGGTAATGGGTCTGGTTGCGTATTAGAACCTATTCTTACGAAGAGAAGAAGAGATGTGTTCTTTGATGGAAGATTGACCACAAATTCTGGGGGAATTAGTTCAACCACAAATCAATTGTTATTTTTAACGGATCATAATTTAAGCAATGGGGAATTAATAGTTTACAATTCTAATGGAAATTCTTCAATTGGTATTGGTACTACAAATTTAACTTTGGTAAATAATGCCACATATTATTCTAAAATTGATAATAACAGAACTATCAGACTTTATCAGTCCAATTCTGATTATCAGTCGGGAATTAATACTATCAAATTTAATGGAATTAGTGCCGGAGGAATACATAAGTTTTCTACCGCAGCATTTAAAAATACCATATCAGAGATTAAAATATTAAATGGTGGGAATGGATATACGAATAGAGAGTTAATTGTTTCTTCGGCAGGAATATCTACAATAAACGATACGATTAGTTTTGAAAATCACGGATTTAAGAGTGGAGAACTTGTAACTTATCGATATGAAACATCTACAATTGGAATTTCTACATTATCTCAATATTATATACTGAAAAATAATGATGATTCTTTTAGACTTTGTGATGCTGGAATTGGTGGAACTGATATAACAAACTACAATAGAAAAAACTATGTAAAATTTTCTTCTGTTGGATCTGGATATCAATATTTTAGTTACCCCGAAATTTCTGTTTCTATACAGTATACGCCCGTCGGATTTGGTACTACAACTCAACAGATTCAATCTCTTGCGGTAACTCCTGTTGTTAAAGGTAGTATCATAAATGCTTATCTATATGAAACTGGAACTGGATATGGATCCACAATTTTAAATCTTGAGAAAAAACCACTAATATCAATAAAAACTGGAACCGAAGCAAAATTAAAACCAATTATTGTGAATGGTCAGATTAATTCGGTAAATATTCAATATGGTGGAGTTGATTATTATTCCACTCCCAATTTAGTTGTAACTGATTTGACTGGCGCCGGATCCGGGGCGGATCTAAGACCGGTCATTATTAACCAAAAAATAGCAGATATTCAAATAATAAATCCAGGAATTGGATATTCAAGTACCTCAACAATAATTCAAGTAAAATCTTCAGGTTCTAATGCAATTTTAAATGCTAACATTAGGTCTTTAACTGTAAATAATAATGTAAAGTTTGGTGATGAGATTTTAATAGAAACTCAAAATCAATTGCAATATTCTGTTTGTGGATATTTTGATAACCTAAGGAGTTCATTTGGTGACAGTGGGTCTCAAGTATCTAATATAATAGGATGGGCATATGATGGAAATCCAATATA